ATATATCTTTTCGGATATTTGCTCACTTCATTAGATGACTTTGATTTTACGAAAGTTCAAGTATCCAACATCACAATCGAAGAAACAGGCGGAAACAATCAATATTTAATGATGTATAAACAGTTGTTGAAAACACTTGGAATTGATGAAAACGAAACAACTGTATCAATAGTTTAAGGAGCGGATTATGTTTAATTTTAAAAACAAGGAAAAAGGAGAAATCTTGCTTGTCAAATTAAATCACATACTTCTTAAAGAAGGTGATAATGACCTTGATTTGACACCTCGCAGAATGAATATTGCGAAAGAGGAAATTGAAGAAAGAAAACTTGATATTGAGATTATAGAGTTGGGTGATAAAAATGCCGTGCAAACTGAAAATAAAGGAGAAGCCGAAAAACAAGAACTTGGAGAAGTTGCTGGCGATGAACAGGCAAAAAATTGAAGTCGGAACAGTAACTAATTACAGTGTTAAAGGTGGATTTAATGCCTTTGGACTATCCAATGTTCTTGATACAGGATCTAGCCGTGGAGTTCCTGGATGGAATTACAATCAAAAAGCATTTGAGCAGTTTAAGCCAATGGCGGCTAGATACTTTAAAGAAGGAGTTGCAAAGATTATAAACGGAAGTTCCAGCATTGAAGCGATGACTAATAAAATCGGAACAGAGGCAAGCACAAAGTATAAAGCAACAATTGAAAGAATTAAAAGTCCAGCAAACAGTCCTGCAACAATTAAGAAAAAAGGATTTAATAATCCGATGATTGAAACAGGGCATTTTAAAAGCAATATCGCCGCCAAGATTAATGGCGGAAGAATTGTTGGGAGAGGTGGTGGATAGTGGACAGGAAAGTTAGAGCAGCTATTAGGAAAGTTTTGAAAGTTATAAGGAAGTTTTCCGATGATGTAACTGTGTATTCGGAAGATTCTGAAGTTGAATTTGATGATTTAGGAAATCCGATTCAAGATAAAATGGAAAAGACTGTAAAAATGGCTGTATTAACACCAAAACATAATTCATCATTTCCACAAAGTATAGACGGAAGTTTTTTATCAAACAAAAAAGAAGGATATTACATTCTGAATGATACAAACAACTTTAAAATTTCTGAAAATATGAAAATAAAACACAATGATGTGATTTATAGAATAGTCAATATTGAAGAAAATTATGGAGAATTTTTGAGAATGGAGCTGAATATAGATGACAAGCGAAATTAGAAAAGAAGTCGTGAATGATATTAAAGAATTTTGCAAAAAGTTTGGTATAAATCAAGTTATCAATGAAGAAAAACGTGATGAAATTTCGGCTGAACAGTATGAAAAACTTAAATTCCCGCTTGTTTTCTATAATCTGTATATCGAAGATGCAGGTAATCCTATTTCTTTTGGAAATGATAAATATTGTTATGATGAGGAAATACAGGTACTTTTAACAATGGAAAATAGAGAAAAACTTTATGACTTTGATATGCTTTATATGTTTTTGGCTAATACAGACGCAACAAATGATTACTTTGAAGATAGAAAACATCAAAGGAAGATACGGAAAGTATATAAGATACAGGAAACGCCTTTTAATTTTATGGGCAGAAAATACTATAAACAAGTTCTGCAATTTAGCTATTTTGCAGAGCATTATATAAATAGAGATTTTAGGGAGGAATAATGGCAATAGAAAGAAATGATTTGAATACATTGAATAATGTACAAATAAAATCAGAAAACAACAGAGCATTTTATGCTGATGTAAGAAGTTTGATGTTTTTCACAAAAGACTTCGCAATATCGCCAACTTATATTACAGAGCCACAGGATTTATTGGAGTTGAATGTGAGTGGGTTAGATGAAAATCATATTTTTTATAAGTTAATCGCAAGTGCTTATTCACAATCATACACTCCATTAAACGTTGTAGTGTATGGAAATAACACGGCAACTACATTTACAGAACTTGTGAAAACTTACGTGGATCATGAGGATGCTTTCGAGGTTACTAACTGGATTACTAATATGGATATAGTTGCAGAGAAAAATTATATAGACAGCATTATAACTTATGCAAAAACTGATAAGGATAAACAGTTCTTTATAGCTGTAAATTATGAAAAATTAGGAAATTCAGCCAAAGCCGTAGCACTACAGACGGATAATAATATTGATAATGTAGCGTTTGTTATTGAAGGGGCTAAGAACTTGGCAAAAGGAAACTGGCTTACTGGGGCATTAGCTGGTGGAACGATAGGTTACAAGGGTTTAGGGAGTTATATTGTGCATTCTACACAGATTAATGGATTTGTGCAAGAGAATTTCACAAAGACGGAACAAAAGGCATTTTGGGACGCTGGATTGAATTATTTATCTAAACCAACAAGAGGATATTATCATATTGTGAACGGGATTAATTCAGATAATAAAAAATTCATTGAATTGAAATTAATCGAAATTTGGTTAAGAGACGGATTAAAGAAAGATTTGACAATTTTCCAAGTGAGAAAAGACAAAATACCAGGAAACGATACAGGGAAAATGATGGTTTATTCAGCAATAAAAGAACGTTGTAGACAAGGTGCAAGTGCTGGAATGTTCATGGTAGATAGTGCTGGAAGCTATTTTGGGATCATAACTCAAAAAGATGAGAACAACAACGAGATAAACATTAAGCTGGGGCATTTAACAGTAGATGAAATAACGCAGGAGTCAATCAGGGAAGGGAAATTCAAATTTGATTTAAAAGTTACTTACCTGAACGGCGTTAGACATGTTTCGCTTACTGGAGCAATTACAACGGACGGAGAAATTATTTTTAATAAATAAGGAGGTAAAGATATATGGCAACAAAACAATATAACGTGGATAACGTCAAAATTATACTTACTGCTGCAGGAATTCCTTATGCGATTACTTGCAGACACGAAGATGGTTTTGAAGATGATCCGAATACAGAAAGTTCAAGCTCTACGATTGCAAGCTGTGGGCAGAAAGTGGTAAATGTATCGGTAGATGAAAGTGTATCTATTACGTTGAGCTTGCTTTACGGAAGCGAAGAACACAGAACAATGGAAAGGTTGCACAAACTTTGGAAAGCAAATAAAGGGCTGTTTCCAATGTTTATGGTAATTACTGATACAAATACAAATGAAACCTACATTTATAACGGCGTTTCATTTAAGAAAAAGGCTGGGTTAAAGTATGCAAATGAAAGCGGTACTGAAGCTAGGGCTTGGGAGTTCGAAGCGGAGAGCAGAGAGCTTGTGATATAGAAAAATTATCTAATAAAGAAAATATGTATGTATTAAAATTAAAAGGACAATTACAATTAAATATAATAACTGTGATAAAAAAATAGTTGACTTTTTGTATTAAAAATAGTATTATAAAGATAGGTTGAAAGCCTTATTAGTTAAGGATAAGACTTCCTAGGAGAAACAGAGCCTTATTAGTTAAGGACTACAGTAGGCGTATCTTTATGATATGCCTAATTTTTTTAAGGAGACGGTATGAAATATGAAGTTTTAGGAGTTTATCTAGTAGATTTTCAAAAGAATAGAGGCGGAGAATTATCAGGCAAGCATTACGGATTAATACTATCAAAAATGTCTGATAAGGACAAAACTTTGTTAGTCGCACCTATGACTAGTAAGAAAAAAGGTAAAAAATATAAAGGCGGGTTCACTATAGATTGTACAAAATATCAACAGAATCCAACTTATGAAAAAGCCTTTATAAAAATAAGGAAGATAAGGGAAATTGATATAAGAAGAATTTATGGAACTAAAAAATACACCTTAGATGAAGAAGATACGGAAAAATTAAGGGAATCAATGTACCAAGTTTTTAAATTTTTGAAGTAATCACAGTTATTAATTTAGCTGTGATTTTTTTATTACCAAAAAATAAAATTAAAACATATAAGGAGAAATAAAATGAATTTAGAAAAAAAATATAACGAAGAAGAAACAAAAGCGATTAACATGTCAAGAGAAATGGCTGGATTACCGCCTATCGCTCGAAATGATGAGAATGCAGCAGTTCAAAATAAAGAAATTAAGAATGAAACGGCAACAATTGAAGCCATTGCAACAGAAGAAACAGCAGAGGAAATAAAAGAAAGAAGAAATGACAACGAAAGAAACAGATTAAAACAACAAGGTGGATTGCGTCCTAACCAATTATTTCATTATACTTTGATTAATTGGGATAGAAAACCGCAAGATGTAATTTGTAAATATCCAACAACAAAACAAGCGATTAAGTATTCCAAAATGGAAGTTGATCCTGTGACTGGTAAAGGAGTATTTTTATTTGCTGATGTAGTAAATGATTTTCAAAATGATAAATTGCTTCCAAAATTTGAAATTGAAGATTTTCCGTCAAGTGAAATTGCAGAATTAGCCACTTTTCTGTCGGAAGTGGTAAGAAATCCCTTCCTTAAATAAAAATCCTGCATTTTTCTATGAAGGGAAAATGTACATTAATCAAGATGAGATGTTAAGAGCTATAACGGAAATTGAAAACTTGGCATTTCAGCTTGAATTAAATGATAACTTTAAGAGTTTTAATTCGTTTGATTTTCTGGAAAGATACAATAAAGATAATATTTCTGAAAAGGAATTTGAAACATTTTTGAAAATGTGTTTCTACGATACGGAAATACAGAAGATAAAAGAGCGGGAACATAAGAAAATGAAGAAAGGAAGATAAAATGGCTAGCGCAGTAGGAGTTACTTATGAGTTGGAATTTGTAATAAAAGACAAGAATGCAAAGCAATGGATACAGTCTATGCAAAAGGAAGCCCAAAGGCTAGCCAAAGCATTAGATAAAGTTACTTTAAATAATTTCAACAAACAGATTCAGCACATGCAGAAACATTTGCAGTCACAAGGAAATCAATTAAAATCACAGCTTAAAATGGCACAAGATATGATGAAATCACTTGGAACTGGAAAGAATGTTAAGAGCGGACTAGACAACGTGAAGAAACAGGCACAGGAAACCAAAAAGAAAATGGATGAGCTGAACAAGGCGAAGGAAGCGGTTGGGAAATCAGTCAAAGATCCTTTAAAAAATGTTGCAAAGGGTGCTGACAATGCAATGAAAAGAGTTAAGGGGCTTTTAAACAAAGTCCGTGACGGAGCGTTGTATAAGGCTGGAAGTTTTATTACACAGGCTGGAATGGAAGCGTTACAGGAATACGGACAAACTGATTACGAGTTACGTGGAGCTTCTGCCAAAACAGGTGGGTACGGAACTGACTTAAAAGAATATAGGAAACTTGCAAAGCAAGTTGGTGGAGCAACCAAATTTAATAATCTGGATGTTGCACAAGCTATAAATGCAGGAGCAACTTTAGGGATAAAAAAAGATGAGATGAAACAGATTATTCCGTCGGCTGCAAATTTAGCACAAGCATTCAATTCAGACATCACGCCAGCACTCGAAATGGTAAAAATGCACATGAATTCTTATCAGTTATCTGCAAAAGAAGCACAAAAAGTAACTGATATGATAGCTGTCACATCCAAAAACACTGCGGCGGATTTGCCAAGACTTGCTGAAGGGTTTAAATATGTTGGAGCTTCTGGAAAAGCATTAGGAGTTCCAATGGAAACAGTTTATGCAATGCTTGGTAAAATGAACGATAACGGATTAATAGGTTCTACAGCTGGAACAGGATTAAATCAAATGTTTGAAAGTATGAAAGATTTTAAAAAACGAGATAAATTAGAACAATTGATTGGTAAAGTTACAGATGAAAAAGGAAATTTACAGGATATAACTTCTATTTTGGAACGGTTAAAAGGTGTAACTGACAAAATGGGAAATGCTGATAAGGCTGGAGTGCTGAAAACTATATTCGGAGTACAAGGAGGAAGAGCAGTAAATACTTTGTTAAACGGAAGTATTGAAGACTTAAAAAAACTTCAAAACGAAATAAAAAATAGTAGTGGAGCAGCTGAAAAATTAAGTAAGTTCATGATGCAAGGAAGTGCTGGAGCGGTTGAAACTTTAATGGGAACAATGTCAAGCACGTTTGCAGCGGTATTTGACTCATTAGAGCCTTTATTAGTTCCAGTTGCAGGACTATTTATGGGAATTGCCGAAGCAATAGGAATGGTTGCTGAAAAAGCTCCTTGGTTATTACAATTAGTTTCTGTTTTAGGAGCTTTGGTTGTAGGGGAATTAGTTTTTCAGAAGTTGAAAGCAAGTATTGGACCGTTTATTACAGGAATAAAGGAAGCGATTGCGAAAGTAAGTTTATTTAAATTAGTTCTTTATGGATTGCTGGCAGTTGGATTGGTTGTAATATTTAATCTATTTAAGCAATGGCAAGATTATTTACAGGAAAACGAAGCAGTCAGTAAAGAGTGGGAAGGTGTGCTATTAAATTTAACTTATGCTCTAAGTGCTTTAGGTGATGTAATAATGTCAATTCTAGGTGCTTTATTTGGATTTAGCACAAAACAGCAAGATGCAGGAGATAAAACTAAATTTATGGGAATGACTGCCGAAGAAGTTACAAAAAAATTAAAAGATTTTCAAAAAAATATTTTACTTAAAATAAAAACAGAAA